GGCATCGCCGCTCAGATGGCCGGTACCAACCTGGCCACCACTTACGGCAGCGGCGTGCGAGGCACGCTGCCCAACGGCACCCCGGTCATCGTCGACAACAACGTCGGGACGACGCTCGGCGCGGGCACCGAGGACGAGATCTACCTGGTGGACCGCAACGAGTGCCACCTGTGGGAGGACCCGAGCGCCCCGATGTACATCCGGGCGGAGCAGCCTGCGGCGGCCAGCCTCGGTGTGCTGATGGTCGTGTACGGCTACTTCGCGTACACCCACGCCCGCTACGCGCAGGCCCGGAAGATCGCCGGCACCGGTCTGATCGCGCCGACGTTCACCGGCGTCTGATCCCTCGCCGCGTAGGGCCCGCCTCGACTGGGGCGGGCCCTCGTGGTCCACCCACGAACGCCTGGGAGCAAAGCCATGGCTACCGAAGACCCGATGGTCGCCGCGCTGCTGCGCGAGCGCGAGGGCCTGGTCCAGCGCGGCCTCACGGATCGCGTCGACCAGGTCGACGAACAGCTGCGGCTGCGCGGCGCCGAGCCGCCCGCCGGCGAGGAAACCGCGCCCGCCAAGCCGGCGTCCCGGTCGACGCCGCCCAAGGGCCGCAGGGCACGGGGTACGGAGACCACCTGACATGGCCAACGAGTACGCCACCCGCAACGACCTCAAGGCGCAGCTGGGCATCGAGGTGACCGACACCAGCCGGGACGCTCTGCTGGACAAGGCGCTCACCTCTGCTTCTCGCGGCATTGACCGTGCGACCGGGCGCCGCTTCTGGCTGGACGCCGCGGCAACGGCGCGCACCTACCGGCTGCACCAGCGGGTTGTGCACGAGGAGGACGGGGACGTGCTCCTGGTCGACGACATCGGCAGCATCACCGGCATGACGGTGGAGTCCGCATCGGCCGGAGGCGGCACATACACGGCCGTCACCGGCTACGAGACGACCCCCGACAACGCCCTGGCCGACGGCTATCCCGTCACCGGGCTGCTGCGCCCGAACAGCATCTGGGGCACCTCGTTCACCCGTATCCGGGTCACCGCCAAGTTCGGGTGGCCGGCCGTCCCGGACGACATCGCGCAGGCCTGCCTGATCCAGGCCTCGCGCCTGTACAAGCGCAAGGACAGCCCGGAGGGCGTCATGGGATCCGCCGAGTGGGGTGTGGTGCGGCTGTCGCGCCGCGATCCGGACGTGTGGAACCTGATCGAGCCGTACATCCTGCCCGGCTTCGGATGAGGAGGTGCGGCTGTGCAGATCTCTGCGGTCCGTGACGCCATCGCGCAGGCGGCCAGCACGGTGGTGCTGCCCGACGGCATCGGCAAGCTGACGTGCTCCGGCTACACCCCGGACTCGGTGGTGGCTCCGCACTTCTTCGTCGCCGAGTACACGCAGGACTACGACAAGGCGATGCGCCGCTCGCTGGACGATCTGGAGTTCACCTGCCGTGTGCTGGTGGCCCGCTCCGATGACCGGGCCTCGCAGCGCATCCTCGACTCGATGCTGTCCGGGTCCGGGCCGGCGTCGCTCAAGGCGGCGATCGAGGCGGCCCGCGGGGCGCCCGGGCAGTACGCGCTCGGCGGCCTCGCCCACGACCTGCACGTCATGCGGGTGCAGGGATACCGCTGGTACGAGCACGAGGGCGCCCAGTTCGTGGGCGCCGAACTGATCGTGAAGGTCATCGGAGACGGGAGCAGCTGATGCGGATCCGCATGCTCGTACAGATGCCGCCCGGCGCCCTGCGCAACGGGCTGCCGTGGCCGGACAAGGGCCAGACCGAGGACATTCCGACCGGTGAAGCTCTGCACCTGGTGGCCTCCGGCATCGCCGAGGAAGTCGTGCCGGCGCCGCGCCGCACCAAGAGCAAGAGGGAGGGCGGCTGATGGGCAGGTTCGTACTCACCAACGTGCGTTGCTTCGCGGTCGGCGTCGACCTGACGAGCGTCTCCAACAAGGTGGAGATCTCCTCCAAGGTCGAGGAGAAGGAGACCACCAACTACGGCTCGGGCGGCTTCAAGGAGCTGCTGGGCGGGCTGGCGTCCACCGAGATCCAGGCCGAGGGCCAGTGGGAAGCCCTCGACGCCACCAAGGTCGACGATGCGTCCTGGGCCCAGCTCGGCGGTGTCGGCCCGTGGTCCATCAGCGCCAACACCGCCGCCAACGTCGGTGACCTGGCCTACTTCACCAATGCCCTGCGCTGCGACTACAAGCTCGGCGGTGCGGTCGGCGATGTCGCCCCCTGGACGAGCAGCGCCAAGGGCTCGTGGCCGCTGGTGCGCGGCCAGTTCGCCCACCCGCCCGGCACCGCGCGCACCGCGTCCGGTACGGGCACCGGCCTGAATCTGGGCGCCGTCGCTGTGAACAAGCGGCTGTACGCGGCACTGCACGTGCTGTCGGTGGCCGGCACCACGCCGAGCCTGACGGCCCGCGTGGAATCCAGCGTCGACAACACGTTCTCGGCGCCTACCACCCGCCTGACGTTCACCGCGGCAACTGCGGTGAGCGGTCAGATCCTGCGCACCGCAGGCACGGCCATCACAGACCCGTGGTGGCGCGTCGCTTGGACCATCACGGGCACCAGCCCGTCCTTCCTGTTCGCTTCCACCCTAGGGATCTGGTGATCACCCATGGCCAAGATGGTTCTGCTCGCCGAGTACGTCTCGATCAACGGCACCGACCTGTCCAGCTACTGCAAGAAGGCCGAGCTCACGACGAAGGTCGAGGAGAAGGAAGTCACGACCTACGGCAGCCTGGGCTGGAAGGAGCTGCTGGGTGGCCTGAAGTCCGGCGAGCTCGCCCTGGACTTCTTCCAGGACGTGGCCGCGTCCGCCCTCGACTCGATCATGTGGCCTCTGCTCGGCACGGTCGTCCCCTTCGAGGTCCGCCTCAGCAACGCCGTCGTGGGCACCTCCAACCCCAAGTGGACCGGCAGCATCCTGATCAACGGCTGGAACCCGATCCAGGGATCCGTCGGCGACGAGGCGTCCGTCGGCGTCAGCTACCCCACCTCAGGTGTGGTGACGCGCGGGACGACCTGATGGCCGGCGGGCCGCCGTTCCAGCTCCGTGTCACGCATGAGGGCCTGGACCAGCTGGCACGCGCGCTCAAGGCCGAGGAGGACGGCAAGCAGCTGCGCAAGGAGCTGGCCGCCAACCTCCGCGAGGCCCTCAAGCCGGGCAGGCCAAGGGCAGCATCATGGGCATGATCTCCCTGCACAGCCACCCTGCCCCGGCGCTGCGGTCGTCGATCGCGAAGAAGATCCGGCCCGAGGTCAAGCTCGGCGGCCGCTGGTCCGGGGCCCGCGTGAAGGCCTTCAAGACGAAGAACGTCCGCGGCTTCCCCAACGCGCCCAAGCGCACCAACAACCCGCGCGGCTGGCGCCACCCCGTCTGGGGCAACCGCGAGGTCTGGGCACACCAGCGCGGCAAGCTCGAATGGTTCGACCGCGCGTTCGCCGGCCGCGAGGCCATGTACAAGCAGGCCGTCCACGAGGCCATGGAAGAGATGGCCCGGCGTATCGCCGCCCGGGTCCGATAGGAGAGCGCACGTGTATCTGGTGTACACGCCTGATGGCAGCGAGGAGCAGCGGTTCTCGTACAAGCCGCAGAAGCTGATGAGCGCCGAGCGGGAGGCCCTGGAGCGGCGTTCCCGGATGGACTTCGCCGACTTCACCAAGGGCGTCCTGAACGGCAACGCGGTCTGCCGCCGGGCCCTGCTGTGGGTGATGCTCAAGCGGGAGCACCCGCCGCTGAAGTACGAGGACGTCGACTTCGCGTGGGACGAGCTGCGCCTGGAGTACTCCAAGCAGGAGTACGAGCTGATGCGCGCTCAGCTCATCGAAGCCGGGAACGCCGACCCGGAGCACATCGACCAGATCAACCGGGAGATCGCCACCGCCATCGACGAGGAGTCCGAGGGAAAAGCCCTGCCGCCGATCGCCGTCTGAGGCAGCTGGGCAACGCGGCGAACCTGCTGCACATCCGGCCCTGGGAATGGCAGCTGCTCACCGTCGAGGAGACCGACTCCCTGCTGGGCTGGCTGGACGACTACCAGCGCCAGATCGACGAGGCCCGACAGCAGCTCGACAACTGAACACCTGGGAGGTGATCCCCTGTGGCCTCGGACACCTCCCTCGTCTTCAACCTGGTGGCCCGCGACCAGGCATCCGAAGAGATCGGCTCGCTCAAGGACAAGTTCGCGAGCGCCGGCACCGCGATCG